GGCGGCTGGGTGGACGGGTGCTGTACCGGGTGGATAAGTTCCCGCTACCGTATCTCCAGAATCTGAAGCCATCATTAACTGAATATTATCACCAGCGTTTACAGCTATAACTAAATTCCAAGCCACAATACTAGCGCCCAATTTAGTTCCGGGGCCAGTAGGAACGGTCGCAATTCCAGCTGAATACGGAATGTCAACGGTATTTTGCCTAAACCAAAGGGTTACGTTATCTATTGAACTTTTACCATTTAAAAGCTGGATGCTGAACTGAACGTTGTAGTACCCAGCAGTAGCAAAAACAATTTTGCTGTTATCTGTGGAGTTTATAGATACCCCATTGCTAGCATCTGTTGTATCAAATGGAATAGCTAAAGCCGTGGTCGCAGAGGGCACTGCCTGAGCTTCTGTTACATAAACGCCCGCAGTATGTGAAGCGCCTGATGAACCGTACTGTGACCTCGTAATGCCCGTAAATGTAGTGGCAGTTTTTCCTGTGTAGCTAATTAATTCTTTCTCAATAATAATAGTTCCAGCAGAGGCAAAGTTAGCAGTTGAAGCAACAACAATAGCCGCAGTTGAACCTGAAGTTGGTATAGTGTTAGTTAAAGTTGTGTACCCGTCTTGATGAAACGCTCCGTAAGGAACGCGCAATCCTGATGTGTCTGTAGACGCAGTTAACTGCCCTATGAGGTTGTCCAACTGATTAAAGTATAAGCGCAGTACATTGTTAAGCTGCTCCTGATAGCGGGAGTTGTACTCCTTGGGGCCAAGGGGTAAGTTGGGTGCTGTGACCCTGTTGAGTTCGTATTCGGAAGTAACAACAAGAGTCATCGTCTGCCGTCCGGTCTAATATCAATACGAGTTGCGCCAAGCTGCCACTGCGTGCCGAGGGTGTTGGACGATGCTTTTAAAATTAACTGACGACCACGGATACGCGTGTTGACTTGCCCCGTAAAACCTTCAGTAATGAGGTACGATGCGCCCGTCAGTTGAGTTACGCTTGCAGGAACCGCAGTCCCCGTACCAGAACCTGAGTTTTGCATCGGGTAAAGCGTCAGTGTTAATTGTGCGGTTGTAGTAGGGTCTGAGCCAGAAAAACTTAAGTCCGGCAACATACGCCAGATAAAGCCAAAGTTGTGACCGTCACCGATGTCAAACTCAGATGATGAGATATAAGCATCAATTGGCAACACAGTGGATGTTTCTGCGTTGTCTACACCTTGCTCGTGGCTTACAAGATAGCCGTTGTAAGTGGCTGCAATTGGGTAGTTTAAAATACCAGAGTCCAGCCACGCTGTACGCGCCATTGTGCCGTAGTACCACACATTCTCAAGATAGTTATACACCACGTACTTGTCAATCGTAGTGCTGTCGGCAGAGCAGTAGAACCACCATACCTCGTTAAAGCCTTCGTTGGTGCTACCAAACACTTGATAGTTCTGGGTCAAGTTGATGTCTTGATAGATGTATTTACGCAGATCACAATTAAGCGTTTGTATACGGCCATCGTACGCATAGAACTTGTCAACGCCCATCCAGTACACAACACCAGAAGCTAGGGCTACTGAGTTAGGGCCAAGAATAGAAATGTTGTCACCCAAGAGCTGTGAACTCCACACAAACGGAGCGCCCAAGTATTGGAGCGAATACACCGAGGCATCTGTAAACACCACAATCTCTTGACGAGTCTGGATAACAGACACAATCTTTGAGCCGTGCGACAAGCGGATGCTACCTGCTTGGTTTGTGACCGCAGGTGTCCACATCGTGGGGTTTTCTTGATCCGACCAGCGAATCAACATGGGGTCTTGAATGGTACTACCGTAGTCGTTACAGCCAAACGCAAACACAAAACGGCTTGCATCAGATACAAAGATGGAGCTTTGTACAGTCGGCACATCCGATGCACCAGACAAAGACGCTAGGGGGATACCGCGCACGGACACGGACTGTGTGCCTGATTGAGTGCCGGATGTATTGATAACTGTAGACAGTGTGTAAGTCAAACCAGTCGGCGTACCAGCAGTTGTTACAACACCAGAACCACCAGACGTAGTAGATAACGTGAATGTAGTCGAGCCGTTGGTAGCAATGATGTAATACGTTGTTGGATTAACATAGCCCGTAATCGTGCCTGTACCGCCAAGTGTTCCACTGATCGTTATTGACTGCCCAATATTTAGTGCAGGGGACATGGCTGTACAAGAAAACTGTCCAGCAATACCAGTAATTGTTACACCACTGAGAGTAGTAGTTGCGCCAGACGCTGTCTGCGATGTGCGCAAAGTAAGCGTAGTCGTAGTCGGTACTGATGCTACGTAGTACGTAATGTTGGGATACAAAGGCGTTGGCAAAGCACCCGTAGTGGCCAGCTGGATAGCATCATTAACCACTAAACCGTGCGGATCAGTAAACGTTAAAACGCCGGGGCTTGCAATGGTGATGGTAAATTCTTGGCCGGGCAGTTTAACGCTGGCATTCCAGTAGTAAATGGCTCCCCCAATCGGAGCAAATATAAGGTCTTCACCAAAGTTAGACTGTGTCCACAGCTGTAAAGGTGCGCCCGTAACTTGATTTGTTCCCCACCCACCAAGACCCCAACCACCGCCACCCCATCCAGTAAACGGTGTTTGAACTTCAGTAGCTAAGTTAATTTGATATGTTGCTACAGCATTAGCGCCACCACCGGGGGAACCCGCAGCATCAGAAGCATTAGCTATAACAGCCGAAGTAATTGTGTAGGTGTTCGCATCAATCTTGGTAACGCTGTAACCAGATGTGCTATTTAATACGGCTGCCGTAATACTTGTGCCAAGCCCCGTAGCTCCGGAAAATACAACGTAATCGCCAGAATTACATCCATGAGCTGCATCGTAAACAGAAATTTGGTAAGAGCCGTTTGTGGCTGTAAATGGGCTTCCAAGCCCCGCCCCCAACATAGGCCGCACCACTTTGCGAATGGGCGTAATGTCGTAATACGCGCCGCCTTGGACAATGTAAAACTTAGCACTTGTGCCAGCACCAACCAAACTTTCACCTGTAAGTGTTACCCAGTTCCACAAAGAACGGCAAACACCTATAAACGTAGAGCTGGCAAACTGGGTCCAACCACCAATCTTTTCAGGAGTTCCCTGACGAAAGCGCACCTTGTCACACTCGTACCAACCACCTTCGTTGGTGTATCGCGTATTCTCCCGGTTGACGCCCGGCTTAAACAGAACTTTTTGTAATGGCATCGGTCAATCCAGTAAGGCGCACTCAGCCGTGCGGCGTTTTAACAAACCCGGCAATACCTTGCCGCCACCTTTAGTCCAGAGCATTAGTTGTTCTTTTGCTCCTTCCCAATCATTGGCGTTGATTTTCCTCTTTAACGTGCTTGTTTGCAAGCGCCCAATGCCTAAGTTGTAACAGAAATCCACAATGGCGTTGCACTTACGAACGTCTGTAATCAAACCGGGACAATTACGCAAAACACCGGGTAGGTACGTATGCTCAAGTTCAATCATTAAAAGCGCTTTAGCCGTGGGCTCATCCATTGGTGGATCTTCTAAAGTTACCTTGCGTTTATCTGCGTAGTAGGTAGAACCATAGCCAATCGTAGCCACGCCCGCCGGACATAAATACGGCTTGGCGCGGTAGCCCTCAAACTGACGGCATAAAGCTGCGGCTAAATCTAAGTTCATAGGCCGCGCTGTTTAAGAGTTCTATCGAGGAACCAATAGTTAATAGTCCCAGACAACAGGGCTGAGAAGTCAGGTGTCATCATGGTTTTAAACACTTCTACGGCTGGCGCACCGGCAAGCCATGCGTTCCATGCAAACCATACGTGGATGAAAGACCATACAAATAATACCCAATATGTGACCACTGGACGCACAGATGCTGACAGACTAGCCACCCAACCGCCTGCGGCTTTAACCATCTCGGCCTGCTGGGTGATGGCGTTGTTAAACGCATCCATAACACCTACGTCAATAGCGGCTTCTCTTTGAGCGCCTATTTCAGCTAACTTCTGCTGACCACGCAGTGTCTCTAATTCGCACTGGCGTGTAAACATCAAAAGTTCATGTTGGCGTTCATTCTTTTTGTCAAAGAACTTGAGCACCTCGGGAGCCATTCGGAAGATGCCGCCAAAAATGGAGCCTAAAAGACCACCAGATAACATTTCAAACATTACAGACCAACCTTTCCTAAAAGCATATTAACAATTTTGTCCGAAATAAAGTTTGGCAGTACCTTGATGATGTCAATAAACAAGTTAGCACCCCACCAAGCACCCACAATCTTGAACGCCATGTCTGCGGTCTTCTGATACTCGTTCACCTGCCGCACCTAACCTTGGCGCAATATTCCATTGATTCATAAATACCCACATAAACCAAGAACAGCACGAGGCAAATGCCTGAAATTAGCAGTGTCATTTCCAATTGCTCTTGGTCTTTCTTTTTCTTCTTGGCGGCTTCTTCCTTTTCACGCCGAGCGTTGTGTGCGTCTTCCACATCCATCGCCTGTGCGCGGGCTTTAATCTTCTGCCACACATCCATCTTATTGGCCTGAAAAAACAGCATCTGAAGTTCTTTTTCAAAAGTCGCCGCTTGATCTAGCGCCATCTCAATCTGCAAGGCTGTGCCCATGCTGGAGCCGCCTTTTTTCTTTGACTCTACGACCGCTTTGGTAGCATCAGATTTAGCGTTAAAGTACTTACCCAACAAAGGGCCGAGCGAAGCTACGTCATCAACAGTTTTTGAAGCCTGCTTGATGAGTTTGACAGCCGACTGTATGCCAGCTAGAGCTGTAATCGGATCAATCACGGGAATGCCCAGAGAATAAGATAACTGCCTGCCATGACAAAGCAGGCTACACAGGCTGCGGCAATGAATGCTTCAGCCCAGTCCCACATGATTTACTATTGGAACCCAATTCCAAGCAAAAAAATCAAATTTATATTCGCCTTCTGGACGCACGGGCGCGTCTTTCCAATTATTGTCTGCGCCACACCACATAGCAAAAATATTTGACTCCATTTTGGCTTGATCTAACTCAGGACGTGGGATTGGAGGTTGTATGGTACAGGTGGCTTCGTTCAGTTTCCAAGCAGACCAGTTTTCGGCTTGCTCACGAATGTTAAATGCAGTGATGACTTCTTGCTGTTTAATAGTCTTTTCTTCAGATGATAATTTACGGATTGCCCACACATCAGTCCACATCCCATCTATTTTTTGATATGTAGAAACAGAAGATTCAAGAATTTCATAAGGGCCAATTTTAGGCATTTCAAAACGTATGAACGGTTCCCAATGCGCAGGGATTTCGCCAAACCTGTGCATAAGATTTTCTCCAGAAGCTGGATGGTTTTTGGCTTGATTGTTTTCAGTTTCAATGTAAAGGTTCATGCTACCCCTTTAATAAACAAGACGTACGGAAACTTCATCGCCAGCGCCTGAATTATTCCAATATGAAAAAGCGGTTTTGGTAGAAGATATTGTGCAAGCACCACCATAAATCCAACCACCTGAATTAATGCCAGATACTGTTTGACTAGATGTCCCTGATTGAGCAACAAGAGATGTTCCAGAAACAGACAAAAATGTAGCGTTACGACTACCTGCTTGAGTTGTATAAAAAACCTGAATGTTTTTGCCATCAGGACACGAAATCATTGTCCCGCTAAAATTGCTGTCTGTGATTGAAAACTCAGTCTGTGGGTTGCCAGAACTGTTTACAAGTCGGACTTTTGTTTCATCTGTTCCACCGTTAGTACCGGCAACCTCAACAACGTAACTACCACTTATTGGCGCTGAAGCAGGTAGGTATATACCCAAGTTGATGTTGGTAACTATTGTGCCAGCGGACACCGTTGTACCACTTACTGTCAATGGCACTGCATTTACATATGTTGTGTTACCGCCGTAAAAACCCATAACTGATGTGCTGCTCAAGGCAGATAGGGCAGCGCCAGCGTTCTGGTTGCCAAATCCTATTGCAGTTCCAAGGCTAACGGTAGTGCCCGCTACGGAAACCACAAATGCTCTCATTTGATTACCAGCAATGTCTCTAAACATAGCCAAAGCAGTTGTAGATGTAAGCGGGGCAAATGCAATAGCATTTTGTGTGCTATACCCCGTTGTTACTGTAGTACCCACCGTAACTGTAGTTCCACTAATTGACATTGCAGCTATGTAACTATTAGACGCGTCTGCCCAGCCAACTAAACCTAATGTGCTTGTTAAAGAACATGCTGCTGGTCTGAAACTGGCAATAATTGTGCTAATTTGCGCGGCTGTGTTGTAGCTAATAGATGTGCCGCTGATAGAACCTACACGAGCCCTAAAGTAGCCTGTTGAATTGTCTCTGTAGCAAATTAACATTGCGCTTGAAGTGAGCCCCGCAACCGCACTGTAAATATAGCTGTCAGGCACAGCGTATTCTGGGCCTATGTTGCCGCCAATTACCGCTGGCGTACTAAAATTTTGAAAAACAGCTTGAAGTGCGCCACTCATGTCAGGCCACTCCCAGAAATCAACCAAGTTGTTGAAGTCATTTTGATTGCTGTAGCTGAACCGTATTGAGCCAAACTGCGTGATCCTGTAGTACCAGCAGAACTCAAATACATTGTGTCCGTCGTGATTGCAATCGTTACCACCTGAGAAGTCATGTTGATAAATGTGATTGCTGTACCGATTGGGTAAGCTACAGAACTGTTTGCAGGGATTGTAAACGTCCTTGCATTAGCGTCAGTCGATGGGTGAAATATGTGTTTACCAGCATCAGCAAGAACCAATGTATAGGCGGCAGATTGAGAATTCTGTGGGATGTTTAAATAACCAACGCTATTTGTACCATCTACTGTGCAAGATGAGAGAGTGCCACTAGAGGGTGTACCAAGCAAGGGTGTGACCAATGTAGGTGAAGTTGACAATACAGTATTACCAGATCCCGTGCTTGTAGTTACGCCTGTACCGCCAGAAGCAACAGGCAAAGGCGTAGTCAGCGTGGTGCTTCCAGTAACACTCAGGTTGCCCGTGTCCACAACGCCGGGGGTTGTTACACCTGTGGTTCCGTCAATAGTGACTGCCATGATTTACTCCTGATACGGAAATCGAGCTTTGATTTCAGCTACTTTGTTTTGCCACACTTGCGCAGTTATTTCACCGCGTTGGGATTTAAAAAACAGTGCATCGGCTTCTGTTTTGTATGCGGCTTCACGAGACTGCTTTGCTTCCGCATTGAAACGATCCTTGGCTCCAGCCGCATACGCGGCTTCTTTGGCATCCCATTCTGCTTCTTCTTCTGCCGTGAACGGGATGTTGCCTTCGGCGGTTGTGTGATAACGTGCCATAGTTAATCCTTAACTTTTCTTGAAACCGTACAGACGAAAACTGCCGGTAACAATCGTGCCACTGTCAAAACTAAATCGCAAGCCTGTTACTGCACTACCCGTAGTAGAGTTATTTATGAACCCAAATATGTATCTTTGGTAATAAGATACGTTGCTTGCCCCATATACAAAATCATATCTTAGAGTTGGATATGCACTTGTTGAAGAAGGTCTGGTAATCCAAACTGCTCCATTAATATTTTGTGTTGAAACATTTGTAACATTCCCTATTGTATATTGAATTCTTGGATAAGCATCAAAAGCAGTTCCACTTATACCAGTGCCAGTAGTAGATATAGTTTGAAAAGTTGATTGGTATGTACTGGTTGTAATGTACGAACCACCAATTTTTAACAACCCTTCTAAGATTGAACTATTATTTGAAGGTTTAACACCATCAATCAAAATAACGTACTCATCATAATCAGTCATAGCGTCTTCAACATCAACTGTTGAACTACTGCTGGCAGTTACGGTTGTAACCAATACCATTGACGCGCCTTGCGCCGCTGTTGGAGCGCTTACTGTTGCCCAAACTGGGACACCAGCACCTGCTGACTGTAAAAATTGTCCTGACGTACCAACTGCGGTATACGCATGCGCGGTTCCAGTTCCATAGCCAATACCACCAGCCGTAGCTGTAGCAGTAGAGTTTGTACCACCACCAGAAATCCCAACAGTACCAAAAGCAGGTGCTCCCGCGCCTGCCGATACTAAAGCTTGCCCAGATGTGCCTACAGCGCTATATGCCAACGCTGTACCCGTACCATAAGGCACTGCACCTGCTGTTGGTGTAGCTGTGGAGTTAGTTCCACCAGAAGCGATTGGCAACGCATTTGCCAACGTCACGCCAGAAGATGCAACGGTTAACTTGGTAACACCTGCCGATTGAAGTTCAAGATTGCCTGAACTGTCTCCTGTGATGATTGCACCACCTAGTGTGGTATCGGCATTGATTTTTGTTGGCATGTTTTATCCTTACGTGTACTCTTCTACGATGATGACACCGTTAGCGCCATTGCCACCGTTGTAGCCGCCAGCGCTAGAACTGTTATTAGGTGATCCGCTACCGCCAGAACCATAAGCACCGCCATTAGCGCCAGCCGAACCTTGACCTAATCCAGCACCGCCACCACCAAAAACTGATGCGCCGCCTACTCCCCCCAATGCATTTGGTGAAGCTCCAAAACCAGCGCCCCCACCGCCACCAGTAATATTAATTGTAGCTGTAGTAGCCGTTCCCCCTGCACCACCAGAAGCACCGCCAGATTGCGCCACTTGTCCAATAGCGCCGCCATTGGCTGTTCCAAGTGCGCCAAAAGTAGAAGCAGTGCCTGCTGTAGCCGCCGATCCACCACTAATACCGCCTGTGCCGCCTGTACCTACAGTAGCAGTTACCGTAGTAAGAGAAGTAGAACTTTGAAACAATTCAAAATATCCACCAGCGCCGCCACCGCCGCCGCCGCCATATTGTGAGTTATTTGAAGCGCCACCGCCTCCACCGCCACCCACTGCGCGAACTCTGATGTAGTTTGTGCCAGCGCCTTTAGTCCAAGTGTTTGCACCAGTAGATGTGTACACCGTCATTCTCAAAAACGAACCAGACGTTGGCGTAATCCAAGAAGGAGCCGCCGCGCCGTTGGTTTGCAATACTTGACCCGCAGTACCAACAGCCAACATTGCTGTTGTGCCAGCTGAAGTTTGATAAGGGATTGTCCCATTTGAACCCCCAGCCAAATTGGTTGATGTAGCCGCAGTACCACCAGCAGTAGTCAAAATAGTTCCGCTTGTACTTGGCAAAGACAAAACAGTCGAGCCAGCGACAGCAGGCGCTTGAAGCGTCACCGTTCCAGATGTATCACCAGCAATAACTACAGAACTCATAATCTATCCTTTACAAAACAACCCAGCGTTGTCCGCTCGGAACAGTGACCGCCACACCTGATCCAACGGTAATTGGGCCAACACTCAAACCATTTTTACTTGTAGTCAAAGTGTAGTTAGAAGAAATCGTTGTGCTGTTTTCCCAGATCACACCACCAGCAGAAGCTGATGCGGTTGCTGTAGCCCATGTAGGAGCTGCGCCAGTACTAGCTGTTAAAACTTGACCGGTAGTGCCGTTGGTTAAATACGCCGTTGTACCTGTAGCAGACTGATAAACAACCGTATACGCACCACCACCAGCCAAGTTAGTTGCCGATGTAGCAGCTGGGCCAAGACCCCAACCAAGGCTTGAGCCGTCCCACAAAATAGCAGAACCAGCAACTGTGGGGGCCGCTAAGAATGTTGTCGCCCCCGAACCGGTCTGGTATGGAAATCTATTGGCCGCACCGCCAGCCAAGTTTGTAGCTGTTGTTGCGCTTGTTGCTGTACCGACAGAAACACTTGATGGGTTTGTCCACTGAGGCGCTGTACCGCTGGATGTCAACAGGAATGTAGAGCTACCAATACCAAGTTTGGTCAGTGCAGTGCCTGAAGCATAGTACGTCAGGTCACCTGCAGTGTATGAAGAAACACCTGTACCGCCATTACCGGTAGGCAATGTGCCTGTAACACCGGTGCTTAATGGAAGTCCGGTAGCATTAGTCAACGTACCAGAAGTTGGTGTTCCAAGAATTGGCGTTACTAAAGTAGGAGTGTTAGCAAATACTAAAGATCCTGTGCCCGTCTCATCCGTTACCGCAGCCGCAAGATTTGCGCTTGTTGGAGTACCAAGGAATGTAGCTACGCCTGTACCTAGACTAGATAAGCCTGTACCACCAGAGGTAGCTGGAAGAGGCGTTCCCAGTGCCAGCGTGGACATGTAGTCCATCGCAACGCCAACGTCTGTACCATTGTTATAGAGCCAAGCCTTCTTGCCGTTGGGGACACTCACGCCGGTCAGACCACTGACTTTAACAGTAACGGCAAAACCACCAACCGAGTTGTTAAAAACAAGGTAAGGCTTCTGAATGGCTGGGACGTTAATTGTTCCCGCAGCTGTCAGTGTAGCTGTAATGTTTAAACAGAATGCACGGGCCGTCTGTGAAGAGTTTGAATCAGATAGTGTATATGTGGCTACATTTGATACAAAATCGGCTGTAGCGCACGTTGCAAGGCCCACAATGGCCTGTTCTAAAGCAGTACCTAAGTTGGTATTTGTAGTCGCACCCCAAATACCCGACTGAGCGCCCGTTGGGATTAGCTCAATTTTTAGGTTTGTCGAGTATGTACTTGCCATGATTTACCCTTAATATGAACTGCGAATCAACGCTGTTGTTGATGTGTTGGCGGGCATTGTAATCGTGAAGTTAGATGACGTTTTGTCGCTTCCAAAATCCAACACAGCAATAGCACGATTGGCCTTGCTTGAGTTATAGATCAATGCGCACCGCGCCGTAATTGTGCCAGTCCACGAGTAGTTTGGGAAGCCCACATACGCAGTTGCATCAGATGTAGAGGACGAAACAGTTATTGGTGTCAGGGTCGCTCCACCAGCCACGTAATTCCCGCCCGATGCTTCGTTTGAAGCTGAATACACTGTGGTATCCGCATTCAGGTTGGCGTTCGCCGTGTACAAGGCAATCTTGATAACGTCTGTGGTAAGCGCATGTATACCTTGGTACAACTCCGCTTTGAAACTTGTGGTTTGAGTCTGAACGATGCTCATTGCGGTGTGACCCTTGATTCAACGCGGTAAGTGTCGGTTTGCTGTTTGCCATCGCCCAAGTTCTTCAAGAGTGCCAATGCTTCCATATACTTTTGGTTGTACAACGCGGTCATATCAGCTTCGCCCTTCATGTAGGTGTTAGCTTCAACCAGTGTCCCATACAACAGCACGGAGCTAAAGTTGTCGCCCAGCCATGTTGTTGTCGCAGTAACAATTGTTTCAGGCATGTAGAAATAGCTCAAGTCTGTTGCTAATGCGGCGCTGGGAGTAGGCCCCAGAATAAACTGCAAACGCGTCACAGGTGAGGATGGGCCATTGATTGCGTAGTACTTCGGCGTTCCAGTGGTAGCTGGATTAGGGTACGCCTCCTGCATGAACGCAGGGTCTTTGTTAAGCAAGTAGATGTAGTTCCCACTGCCATCAATCACAGCAAACGAATATATTGACAACAAGTCTGTCGGTGCATTAAACGTATTTACACTTGGCGTTAAAGCCGTGGTCGATGTCTTACGTAAGTTAGCCAACTGCACCGAGTTGTAGATGCGCTGCTCCGCCTGCTGAATCATGGTGTTCATGTCAGTCGTATCAAAGGTGTTCTGCGTGTAATCAGTTACCGCAGTCACCAATTGGGAGTAAGTCAACGCACCTAGTGTTGCCATATAAACCTCAAGCCATAGGACCGCGAGACATAAAACCTTTGGTAGCAGCGCCAGCACCACGCATTTTGATACCAGTTGTTTTAACAGGCTCATCACCAGCAGATTTGCTGTAAGTGCCAACACTCATGTCAACAGTATCAAGTTTACTGCGGTTAGGCGGGAAGCCGGGGTTTGTACCAAACTCTTGGGGCGCTGCGCTTACAGTCTTACCACTCATTGTGTGTGGCTTTGCGTATGCAGACGCTGGTTTGTTGTTAATAGTTGCCATTTCAGCCTCCGCGCTGGTAATTAACACGGGCCATGTTGCGGCCAACGGCCTTCATGTTCTCGCCTGTAGGGCCGCCTTTACTGCCCTTGCCGCCTTTTGGGTTAGACGCAGTGGGGCCGCTGTTGGGGAAAACTTTAGCGTTTGTTTTGCCTTTTGAGACAACGCCGTCTGCTGCTTTTTTGTATGCCATGATTAGCTCCTTAAGATATCGTTACTGTACCAACATTTGCTCTTGCCACCAAGTAGTTTGGTGTAAGAAATGCATCAAAACTGCTGGCGCCCCCAACTGGATTCCAGCCCCATTGAATATCGCGACTCCCACCTGTTGGCAGACCTGTTGCATTTGTACCGGCAGTCACATACGTTGTATCTCTACGCGGGTTGCGTACAGCTTGTGGGTCGTCCACGGGGTACATACCCAACTGCAACTGTGGCTGATCTGGATCCCAACAGCTATCGCACACCAACAAATTGTATGTCTTGGTCTTAATGACCTCTTTGCGCAAAACCGTTAATTTGAATTGGAAGCCGCACCTATCACATATTGCGATACTGTTCTTGCCAGAAGCAAACCTATTACCCATTTCAAGTACCGCTTCCTATGTACATCTGGCGGGGGACAAAACGCACAGATGCTTTCTCACGGTCTTCCGTAGATGCCAAATCCCAAGCCTCATCATACTGCTGTTTGAGCACAGGCAGACGCTCTGCGCCGCCGGGAACTTTAAGCGCCAAGTAGTACGCTAAGCCTGCAACCATGCAAGGCAAGAACCGGAAAGGTACATCCATCGTGTTCACGCCAGTACCAGCATCGTCAATGCGGCGTAAACGCCAGTATACAAAAGTGTATGTTTGTGAACTATCAGGAACAGGCCAGACGGTAATCGTAGGGTTATCCACTAGTCTTTGAATCCAAACCTGAATAGGACGCGCTTGTTGCAGTTTGTTTGGAATCGTTGCGTAAGTAGAAACACTAATACGTGTGATGGTCAAGTCTGCCTGAGTTGATGCGCTACCAGCGCCTGTGCGAATAACGTGCTCCATCAAATCCACAGTGTCCGCTGGAAGGCTGTATGTGGCAGTGCCGGGAACAAGCGTAATTGTCCCCTGCTCAAACGTCCACATGTTCAAACCACGGTTAGCCCAGTCTGCAAACAAAAGGTTTAAAGACCTACGCGCAGTGCGCAAATCGTAACCCGTGCGCATCTCGGAACCAGCGCGTTCAAACGCTTCCTCCACAACTTCTGTGAGGTCAAGATTAAAAGCAGTGGTTCCAGAGACGGCCATAAATTACTCCGCAGCTTTGGATTTCTTAGACTTGGTTACTGGGGCTTCTTCAACTACTTCAGGTTCCGCAACAGGAGCGGGAGTTAATTGCGCTTCAATCTTTGCTAGCAAAGCAACCAGATCAGGATCTTCTACGCCATAAGCGCTTAGGGTCTGGGCGTATCTAGTACGTACAGAGTTAAGGACCAATAGGTCTTCTGAGGGGGTTAATGTGAGTTGTGACATGTTATTTCATTTTCTTTAGGGTTTGAGCAAGGCGAGCACGTTGGCCCATCTTACCGGGAGCTTTGGCCGCCATAGCCAATTTCTTAGCTGGGATAGGTTTACCTTTCTTTGCGCCAAGTGCAGAGCGTAGTGCTCCGGGCTTTTTGATTGCGCCAGCAATCCAGTTCTTTGTTGAACCGCCCTTTTTCATGCCGTCAACGCCGCGACCTTTAAGGACGTCTGCTTGCGTGACTTTGCCATCATTATTAAGATCAGGAAATTTTGCCATTATCTAAACCCCGCTGTTTTCTTTGCAATTGATTTTGGTTGTGCTACGAATTGCTTCCCGGCTTTTTTGCCAGCACGCTTTGCACGAGTTGTAGAAGCATACTCAGATGGGCTGAGACTTTTGATCGCAGCTTCTGGAAGGTATCGCTCACCTGTTTTACTAGACGGTTTTCCACTTTTGGTTCTCCATTTCTGGTCGCCCCAATCTTTGAGAGATTGTTGTGGCGCTTTCAATTTTTGTAACCCCCACCCGCTGCCTTGTACTTCTTAGCAACAAGTTGAGCCTTACGTGCTGACCACTGGCCTGCGCCAGTACCTTGAGTAGCTGCGGCCTTTACTTGGGACACAATCTTCTTGCGAAGACTTGGCTTTGTGTAATTGCCAGCGGCGTTAACCTTCCCACCATCTTTATACTGGGTGAAGTCGGTGTCATCCCTGCGGGCAGTCTTCTTACCCTTGGGCATCTTAGAAGGGGCCATAGACCCCATGCCGCGGCTAGCCATCATTTTTTGTACATGCCACCGCCGCACATGGCGATCATTGTGCCCTTGGTTTTGCCTTTAGTGGCGCAGCCATCAGCACGGCTTGAAGCAGAACCACCGGAAGACAGTTTCAAGGTTGTGCCCTTGCCGCCTTTGTGTTCTTGCATATCGTGTTGTTTGAAAGCTTTTTTAATCATGGCTTTATCTTGGGCAGTGTCTGACATACCGCCTTCAGCCATACCGCCTTTTTTCATGCCCATCATTTTCATTTTAGAATTCATCATATCGCCACCTTCTTTAAAAAAAGCCATTTTCCCATGATCGGTTTTAGGCTTGTTCACCTTCTGAATATCCGCGCGGCTTACACCGCCGGAACCAAACTTCTTACTTTGCATTATGCCCTCCTGCGTCCAACAACGCCACCGCTTAGATACTGTTCAATTTCTTCATACGATGTATTAAACGGATTTTTTTCATACCCGCTCGGCATAAATTCACCACCGGCACCTTGGGGCGTGAAGTCTGGTTTACGTGGAGTATCTGGAGCATCTGGCTGGGGGCCCATATCAGCACTTTTACCCAACAAATACTGTTCTAAATCGGCTAGCTGCTCAGGCGTAAAGTTACTTTCTACGGGTAGTTGTCCTACAGTCACAGGAAATGAGTCTGCGGCGTACTGAGAAGCGTAGCTGCCCTCTGCTTGCGGCCCCCTAAAACTTTTCGCATTTTGGTCAATAGTCCCGTAGTCAGCATCACGAAGATAGTTTTCAAACCTGTCCACAGATCCCGGCGCGTTCACTTGCGCACTCAACTCCGCCATTTGTCTGTCGTACTCTTCTGGGCTTATACCTTTTGGCCCATTGCCGTAATATTCACGAGACGCGCCCTCTACCCGGGCCTGTGCCCGCGATAAATCGCTATCGATATCAAACTTGTCTGTAAGGTAGTTAATCAGTTGGTTGCCATAGTACGTTTGTGGGCTCACAACTTTCATTATGGCGTCTTGCTCGGCATAAGTAGGTCTTGTGTAGGCGTACTCCCGCCCAAGTAAGCTAGCAAGTCCAAGCAAAGGCACGGCCATAGTCAGTCACCTTTTTTACGACGAATCAACTCAGCAAAGTCTTTGCCGGTAACCATTTCAGTAATACGCATCAATGCCAGAACTGCTCCTATAAGGCCAAATACAGGCGAAATCAGCTCAAAGAACGACCCTATTGCTGCTAACGGGGCAAATACGTCAATAACGTTTTTAACGGTGTCTGTGTGTTCAGTCATATGTACCGCCCCTTTGTCTTGCCTTTTGTAGCGCAGCCATCAGCCGCAGTTACGTAACCACCATCAGCGCAATTCCATGCCCTCAGAGACTTGTTGATCCGTGAATCCGGGTCGTTGGCTGTCTTGGCAGAGGTCAGCTTCTTTTTCATGCCACTCATCCTTGCACAGAAAGAGTCGCGGCGTGCGCCGCCTTCTGGCTGAGGGGCTTTCAACCCCGGTTTCCCGGGGTTTGCTGCGTTGTAAGAGGCCCGTCCCTTGGCGTTCAAGCCGCCCTTCTCGGACTTGCCCTCTTTGCGTTGCCATGCTGGACTCTTAGCCATATTAAGCCTGTGCTTCTTTCCAAGACAAACGAGCATACACGCTTGGTGTTGCCAATACCACCACGTTGGTAGCGCATACATATATAACATCAGGCCCATCTGGATAGATACCTGCGTAAGATGTAGCCACGGCACTACCGCCGCCACCCAAAATTGCGTTACCAAGGTCACGTACTTGAGACAAATCCAAAACAGTTTGACCAGATGTGTTGGTATAAAACGCAGCAACTGACTCACCACCAACCATTGCTGCGCCCGGAGCAGTATTTACAGAAACCTGCGCCAAAGATGAGGTGTATGAAGTACCACCTAAAGTTCTTGGTGAAGACCAAGCTCCCCAAGTTCCGCCTGTTGAATAACCGTTCAACACCAAGGTGACCAACACAGCGCCAGTAGTAATAACACCTAATTCAATCAACTGAAGTTGCATACGGTTGATAATTTCTTTATCGCCAAATAACCCTGTTTGACCGTTATCCACTGAGGGGGCAATACGAATTGCAAGCAATGGAGTTACACGAGCAATTGAAGTATCTAAAACAATTGGAGCATTTACACCAAAGTTAAAAATCAACGATTTATCATCGTCAAACCTACCATCCATAATTGCAGATGAACCCCAATGAGATAAAGCTGGCACAGTTGCTGGCGCAACAAACTCAACAGAAGTTCTTACATCACCGTTTGCAAATGCTTGCGCACTTGCTTGGCCACCTGTTTGCGCTCTGCTCAAGCCGTAAAAAATGCCGCTGGGAGTGATGCCCGTATAGCTAATGTACTCAATATTACCGTTAGCTGCCATCACTTCTACCGTCAAAGTTGCGGTCGTTTGTGCTGGAGTGGGGAACCCGCGAGCATCATTCACCGTAAATGAAGACGGTGAAATGGTTGTACCAGATGCTTGGTCGTCTGCAACAGTTTTATTAAAACCGCGAGTGCAACCAACCAAGTTACCTGCGCCAGATGCCGTAGATGTAGTTGTGTAGAAAATTAACTCACTGCCAATTGCAGCAACGCCGCCGCTTGCGTTGAACACGCTGGTGTCAGTTACCGGTATAGTCAGCGAATTAATTAAAATAGCAGCGCTAAGAGTTGTAGAAGACCCAGACAAAGGCGCTGTTAAAAACGTCTGTGGAGGAATGCCCGATACTTCATAGTGAGCCGCCATATTTCCAGAACGCATGTAGGCTTCAAACTGCCTATTGTTGTTTTGGATTTGATGCACATAAGTGATCACGCCGTTAGTGCCACGAATTCCATAACGAATAAAGCCAGCGCCGTACCAAGAGTAGTCGATGTACCACATCTGCATACGGGTCAGGTCAATGTTATAACCTGACGGTCCTGTGCCGTCACATTTATCAATATTCCATTGTGACTGTGGAATGCGAACATCAATAGTTTGCGAAACAATACAGTTAGCAATAGTTGTAGTGCCGCGATACTCTGGGCTGATTGATAGTGATGTATCAGACGCAATCTGCACAACACGATATGTTGCGCCGCGAATCACAATGAACTGACCGGGTTGCAGTTGTGACAAAAATGCCGTACCAGAGCCTGTAATGGTGCCTGAACCAACCGTTGCCGTAACTGTTCCGCTAATTTGATTGGTACTATTACGCAACACAGCGTAAAGCGTTGTGCCGTCAAACTCAAAGAACATACCGTTTTGTTGATCTGTCATACCAATGCGGCTATTGGCTCCAAACCAACTTAATGGAGTAACACGTAATTGTCCAGTAGCAGTAACGGAATTGCTCGTGCCAATTGTGTAAGTAAAAACAGTTGGACTTGTAACGGACGCTACAGCATATGTACCATTAAAATAACCTTGGTTACAACCCGCAACTTGGATTGTCGCGCCTACAGTTAAGTTATGGTTAAAACGACAAGTTACACTAACTGTTCCAGAAGCGTTAACAATAGAAGACACAAACAATGCTGGCTTTAAAGACGATCCAGTTGAAAACTGAAGTCCTTTACCTGATTGGTAGCGGAAATAACGTCTTGTTTGACGAATTAATTGTTGACTTGGAACAGATGAACCTGCCGAGAACGCTACACCGCCATCAAATGAACGTGGTTCAACATATCCAGATGGACGAGCATAGATGTTTGTATTTCCAGCGGTGTTAACAATGGTTGTAGAAGGCGTTCCGTTTACGTTGGTAAAAGTAAAAGTGTTGTATGTAGGAACGGTTGCAACTATTTGCGCCGCATTAACGGTTGTTCCTATGGTAGGGCCAGTTGTACCAACAACAAAAATAAGACTACCTTTATTCAAGCCGTGAGCGCCAGTAGTGGTTACGGTAACTGTTGAGCCAACAAATGTAAGCGCGGATGTACCTGTTAACTGGATACCACAATTAGAAAAGAAATATCCTAAATACACAGATGTATTTGTGGCAGAATATTGATTGGTAGTAGTTGCTGTTGCCGTTGTAATAACGTATTTAACGCTAGTGTTAGCGTTAACTTCAAATACTACCCACCAACCATTTAGAAGTGGATCTAAAGAGTTTTGAACATAAATTGGCGTTCCAATTGTAAAGCCAGTTGTGTTTGGCGTAAGTACAGTAACAATATTGGTTGATGCAGTAATTGAAGTAACTACTACAGGTTGTTGTGCAATAAAGTATGTACTCTGGCGGTTATTTTGAAGACCAATAGATTCCCACTTAGTAGGCTGAGTACCGTATTCAAAGTCTGTATCAATCAGAGACTGTGGTGTAGAAATGCGAAACTTCTGCACAGGGTCTGTTGAAGAGGGCACAGGAGAAAAGTAAGGTACTCCCGTACCGGAATTACTACTACCACCAACGGGTAGCGATTTGTTTGTTGCCGTGTCAACGACTGTCCATCCACCTGACATACGATACTCCTTAAAGATTAAAGAAAGGGGCCGAAGCCCCGTTCACCACATTAGTCAAAGTTACCGAATGGGTAGGCAGTTGTAGAACCAATGTTTCCGTCAAGCTGTGTGTAGCGAGCCGTGAAATTAAACCTACCAGCAAGAGCTGAACTGATTGTGTAAGTCAAACCTGTAGGTGTACCTGCGGTTGTTACAACAGCAGTACCGTCCAAGTTAACAATCTTAAAACCAGTAATAGTACCAGCGCCGCCAGTAGCAGTAGCAATCAAATAACTTGTGGGGTTTGCATAACCAGTAAGTGAACCTGTACCGCCAAACGTGCCAGAGATTGTCAGTGTTTGACCGACAGCCAAGAACGCATTTGATGTACAAGTAAATGTACCAATCGTATCGGCAATTGCAGCGCCAGCAACAGTTGCTGTACCAACTCGTGTATCCAAGTTAGTGCCAACAATAGCAGTGGTAAACACGATTTGTGATACCAAAGTGCTGTAAGGGTTTGTGCCCTGACCGTTTGCAGGAGGATTAGTGATATCGCCTGTAGTACCAAGTTGTTGGTTATACATCTGTGGCAATGTAAACGCTGTCAAAGATTGACGACCAATTGTGGACAATGAGCCGGTCTGAGCGTAACGAGGTGTACCAGACGCTACTGTGTAGCCATTTGATACATACACAGTTGTAGAACTGATTGCAGCAGAACCGCCAGAAACAACTGGGGCAATAGACATGTCAATAAACAAGTCATTGATGGTTGAGCCATAAGGCACATACAACACAGCGCCACGATAGACGTTGGTTGCAGTGTCTGCGGGGATTGTTTGCGCTACAGCAGGGTATGTAGTAGCAGAAGGCGTGTAAACAACTGCTTGGGCATTTGGGATGCCGTTTGAGCGAACAAATACACTAGAGCCACCGGAATAACCAGCAGTGTTGTTTGTTGTGTTGTTTAAATCAATATAAGCTGTTTGAACTAATCCAGAGTAACCAACGTTACGCAAGGGTCCAAAACGGTTATCGCCCTGTAGAACTGGGCCTTCAAATGTGGAACGTGCCATGACAAAAGTCCTTATGCAAAAGTAACCCTACCAATCGTTGCATCGTCTGCTGGGGCAGTCCGGTAGAGTCAATCACCCAGATGCGTATTTATAACACGGTGTTTTGCCGTTTGCAACATTTGTTTTTGAATTAAACACATTTATTTTTACTGTCACAATTCCCCGGCATTATGTAGGCATGAAATACCGCATTGTTCCTGTCGATACTCGCCAGCCAGAAGTGGTGCAATTGTTGACGTTGCTCCAAAAAGCGTGTCTTCCCGCAGATGTGGTGTACAAAATTACAGACAAGGAATACTGGTATGTCGCTTACACACATGATGGTGAAGCTGTTGGGTTCGCTGGTATTGTTC